AATAAACGTTACGGACCGAAAATTGGTTATGAATTTGATATAGAGGAAGTTATTAACGATGATGGAGAATTTTTAACAGTTAAAATGAATGATAAAATACTTTACTTACCAAAAAAAATAGGAACAGAGGATGTATTAAAATATAAATTTCCCGTTGGAAAAGGTATAATTCCCGTTGGAAAAGGTAAAAAAACGGAAAAAATCAAAAAGAAAAAGAAAACGAAAAGAAAGCGAAAAAGCAAACGGAAAAGCAAAGGAAAAGCAAACGAAAAGAAAGCGAAAAAGCAAACGAAAAGAAAGCGAAAAAGCAAACGAAAAAAAAGAAAACGGGAAAAAACAAACGGAAAAAAAAAACAGAAAATAAAATAAGTTAAACATTTTTTTTTATCAATATATAAATGAAAAATATTTGGTGCATTAGACATGGGACTGCTTTACATAATGTTTTATTTAAAGATATTGGTACAAAGGCATATACATTGCCGAAATATAGAGACACTCCGTTGGTGGGAAAAGGGAATTTAGAATCTTTAGAATTAGGTAGAACTTGGGATAAAAAAGAAGATATAGAAATTATTTTTGTTTCACCATTGACGCGCACCATACAAACGGCAACAAATATCTTTAAAGACGCCAATATAAAAATGATAGCAAATGATAACATTATGGAATATCCACAAGCGATAGAAATATGCAATCATAGATTAAGTAAAACAGAATTAAGCGTAAGATTTCCCGATGTAGATTTTAGCAATATTCCGGAAGAATCCACGTATTGGAAAGATTCGCCCGAAATAGAATCTTTATTTGATTTAAAAGAGCGTTCAGATCATTTTAAACAAATGCTGAGAGAAAGACCTGAACAAAACATCTGTATTGTATCCCATAGTACCTTTTTGAAAGAATTCTTGTTGGGTAATGTGGGCAATATTGAGGAAGAACTTGAACATTGCTCTCCCTTTTTATTTAAATTATAATCTGAATAATATGTATAAGTAATGTCTTGTAAGGGCAAAGAAAAAAAATCTCATCAAAAATATTTATTTTTAAATAAACTTACATCAGTTGCAAAAAATAAGAAAATACGAGAAGCGTGTGAAAAAGTGGAACCCGAAAAACGTAAACCCAAAAACGTAACAACGTGCCCAGACAACCTACCCGCCGCCACCTGCGCAACAGACAACGGGGCGATTCCGTGGACAGCCGCCAGCAGGTACGCGGAGAAAACCTACTGCAAAGGTCAAAAGGCTCCCTATTTTTTTGAACAAAAAAAAAGGAATAATTTAGAACAAAAATACAGTCCGTATAAAGATTATGAAGATGCATTAAAACAAGAACTATTAAAACAGGTAACACCAGAATTAATTGAAAGCGTTCTCAATAATGAGTGCAATACCTGCGATGGCAAACTAGAAGAAGCCAAAACTGAATCACAAAATCCACCATTACTTCATCCCGACGATGTTTGGAATGATTTCATTAAATCCAACCGAACAAATGACATAGAAATGTTGTCAGCATTTTCAGAAAATCTATATAATGCTTGCAATCGAGCTATTTCAGATCAGAATCAGAAGCTCTGTTTAACATCTATACCAAATAATTTTAATGCCGCTATTAAAAGAGGTTTTTTAAAAATTGATGCTTCCGCTGTAGACAATATTAATAAAGGAATTAAAAATTGGGAAACGTTTTATCCAGATAAAGATCCGAAGAATAGTAATACGTGGGGAGACAGTGAGAAACGAATCAGTGTTAGATTTTTTTGGGAACTTATAGAATTGAAACGTAAACAATATGAAAATGCCCCGTTTTTACTTAAGTTAAAGCATGTTAAATTTGATAATACATGTACAATGTGTTATTTTCAAATTATCATAAACAATACACTAACAGCTGAAAATCGAAATGCAAAACTGTCGGAATGGGTAAACGATAATTTTAATTATAAACCTAACGATAAACTGTTAGAATTATTTAAAAGTCAGCAACAATTAAAAAGTGATCTCAAGAATCTTGCGGAGATGCCGCCGGAGTCCCGGGAGGGTAAAGGTGAGGAGGGTATTAATGAAAAAATCGCCGGTATTAATAATCAAATCGCCGATATTGAAAAAAAAATACAACATAACGACACAATAAATGATCACGACAAACGCTTGAAAGCCCATGAGGGTGATGCCGCCGGCATCACCCACGGCGACGCCTCTGCCGCCTCTAGCAAAACCGCCGCCCCCCCCTTCGCCGCCGGAAAAGGCGGTGATAAACGCAAAAGCAGGAAAAGAACCCGTAAACGACGCCGCAGACGCAAGAAATATAGCAAGAAATCCAACAGAAAATTAAAGAAAAAAAGCAGAAAAAGAAAACGTAAAAAAAGAACTCGCCGTCGCCGTAGAAGATAAATATAAATAATACTATTATAATTTATATTTAGTGTTTTAAAGAAATGATGAGAGAAAGACCTGAACAAAACATCTGTATCACATAGTACTTTTTTGAAAGAATTCTTGTTGGGCAATGTGGGCAATATTGAGGAAGAATTGGAACATTGTTCTCCCTTTTTATTTAAATTATAAATTTAAATAAATATCCAATTTGAAAAGAAATTAATATAGTTAATGAAAGTGTGTAATAATTTAAATAATCTCCATATCCAAATTCATTATCTTCTTCATTAAGAATACATTTTTTTTCTTTTATCCATAGGATTTGTATTAAAAATAATAGTGCACAGGTAACTATTTTTATAATTATATGTTTTGTAAAAAGTGCAAATAGAGGTAGTGCAAAAACAAGTATATGTAAAAAATCTATCAAACTCGTATAATTTGTTTTTAATGCATAAATAAACATAATATGACATAATAAAACTGTAATACACCAAATTAAATCTATTAAATTTAAGTTGAATATTAAAACTAAATAAATAATAAAAAAATCAATTGTTAGCGTAATAACATATAATTTATTTTTTATTTTATCTTCAATCATAATTTAAATGGTGTTATAATATTTAAATTATTTAAAAATTTTAATTAATATTTTGTTTCAACATAGCTAAAAACCAAATAACACCAAATAAATAAAGAATGGAAACCATATATATTGGAAATTTTACATATTCAACTTTATCATTATATAATTCTTGAACACCATAATATCCAAGAAAAAATATGCGTAAAATAAAATATACAAATAATTGTAATTTAAGTAAAATATTAGTTAGACAACTTCTTTTAATTCCTTGTTTTTTATCATTTTTTAAACTATAATATACCAAATAATTGGGTATGTTTGATAATTCCGCAATAAGCATAATTTCTCTCCAAAAATGTAAATCGTAAGGTAAAATAATATATGAAAAAACAACTATATGGTGATAAATATACATTATACGCAATATATCAAATTGTCCAGTTTTAAATATATAATAAGTATCATATAATAAATAACCAGAGCTATTTATAAAAATAAACGAGCTATCAACATTTAAATATAGCGAATAATAACATATAATTACTGTTGTTGATGCGTGAAATAATGAAGTAGACTTAGAAGCAATTTTATCTTCTTGATATTTTTTAAATATTTTATTTAGATTATAATAAAAAATAGAAAATATAGACAACAAAAGAATCATAATAATTTAAATAATAAAAAAAATTTAAGTAAATTTATTAAATATTTTAACTAGTCTCATTTTCGGTCTCATCCTCCGCCACCTTCTTCAACGAATCAGGATAATCTTCAAATATAAACTTGGGAATAACAACTTGCATTGAACGACGGGCAATGTCTTGCATTTCGTCTAATGTAAGATCTACTCTTGGATCACTTAGTGAAATTGTGCATTCACTACTACGCTTATAATCACCCTTAATCACAAGGGTATAAATATCGGCTTTCTTTACTACACTACTAATAATACTCACATCTCTATCGTCAAAATTGGCTGTTAATTTAAAAGGTTTTCCCTCTACAATAAATTCCTGTGGTGTAAGAGTGAACTTGATTTCCATAATATTTTTTATATAACAAAAATATTATATAATTTTTATATCAATTTATTTTTTAACTTCATATACACAAAGATCTGATGCTTTTTTTAATTCATCCGAATCATAACTAACGATAAACTCCAATAGATTTTTAATATCTCCCGGATATTTATCCAATTTATACACATCTTGTCTAACTGTTATTATAGTATTTCCACTGACTTCTGTTTCAATATTTAAAAGATGCATAGAATACACCCATCCTGATTCGCACCAACTTATAATTTGATTTGTAACATTATTATTTGATACCAAATTATTAATACCAGATAACCAATGTTGATTGCCAATTTGTCTAGTAGCTTTTAGTGGTAGAGTAGTCATTATTTAAAAAAATAGTATATTGTTTTTATCATATTTTCCAATCAATTTAATTATAAGCATTTATAAATTCATCTTTTGTCATAATATCTACACCCAATTCCTGGGCTTTTTTCATTTTACTTGTTGTACTATCCATTGACTTTACAACAAGAATATCAACATTAGAACTAACGCCAGTTGCAATTTTACCCCCAACATTACGAATATTCATTTTGAAATCTTCATCTCTAAACCCTGTCATTAAAATGTTTTTCTCATACAATGGGTGTGAAGTATCATACGATGCTTGTTCTTTTATATATTCCAACTTATATTCCAAGCCATTTTCTCTAATAAATCGCTTGAATGCTGGGATATTTTTCACAAATTTCTTCGCAGTTATTTCCGCGAAACCATCAATATCCACAACCATTTCTCGTTTCTTGGGTGAATTCGCTTTCATCGTAAGAATATCGGGATATTCATCCAAAATCAACTTAATTCTGTTTTCACCCATTCCGTGACCAAACATATTAGAAGCATCCATCAGCAAAGGCAAGCTCACATTCTCAATTCTATCTTGAATACTATCGTAAATTTTCTCAGATAATTTTTCTTTAAATCCAGGAATTGTCATAAACTCATCAACCGACATATTCAGAATTTTGTGAATAGAATCATACCCAGCATTAATGATTTTCTTCATATTTCCTTTTTTTAAACCATCTACATTGATTGTTTGGAAGAAGGCCAATATCGTTTTATCTCGCACCGTTTCATCATTTTCAATATCTTCCAAAATCAAATCCACACCACTTTTATTCCATTTCACTCCCATTTCTTTAGGCGGCATCTTGGGTTCTTTCGCTGGTTTTACAACTTTCAACACTTTTGGAATAACATCACCACTGCGGATAATTTGGATAACACTCCCAATGCCGATTGATTTTTCTACAATAAACTTCGCATTATGCGCTGTAGCAAATGTGATTTTCACTCCGCCAATTTTGACAGGACGAATTTTGATTTTCGGTTTCACATATCCATACTGCGTTTTAGACCAAATGACATCAGTTACAATAGATTCACCTATTTGATCACCCATTACCTTTTTAAAAGCAAACGCATGATCGGGATTACCTTTCGTTTTACGTTTGTATTTCCTGTTTTGAATGCAAATGACTCCATCAATAATGTATTTATAAGATTCTCGCCATTTCATAAGATAATCAGACAAGATATCTTGATCAATTTTCTTCACTGTTTTATTAATTACAGTTATAAATTTTTTTGATTTTAGAAAAGAATATTGTTGGGATGGCGGCAAATCAGGTTGAATGACTTCATAAGCGACGAAATCAAGATCGGCCAATTTAGATGTATCCAAATTTTTACCATTTACCATACCCGCAGCAAATGACCTCTCATTGGAGTATTCTTTTCTGTGTTTTTTAAAATTGTCTTTAGATATAATCAATTCACCTCGCACAGCTACATTATCTTTCAATGTGGGAATAGTAATATAAGGTGCAAGATGCGAAATATCAAAACCTTCGTTACCTTTTCCACGAGTGTAAATTTTAATACTATCATTTTCATAGCAAATTAAACAACTCATTCCATCCAATTTTGCGGATAGAACATAATTTCCTGGATATTTCTTAATCCAATTGTTCAAAACATTTGTATCGGGTTTAATTTTATCCATTGAACCTAGAAAATAGGGCAATTTCACCTTTTTTTTGGAAGCTGTAATCGTCACACCTTCGTGACCTTTTGTAATGACTTCATTTTCAGGAAATGCCTCCTGAGACCATTCACGCAAAATATCATATTCTTCATCCGTCATCAATGGTTTATTTTTTGAATAATAATATTCATCGGCTTCTTGCACCATTTCTTCAATATCATTCTCTGTTAATGTATAAAGATGGCCTTCACCTTCTTTTTTAAAATGCTTAATATTCATTTTAGCATTTACGTGCTTATTTGGGATTTTTTTTTTTGACTTACTGGTTACACGCTTAGATCGTCGGAGACTTTTTTTTGGTGCGTTTTTTTTAGTTTGTTTCTTCACATTAGGTTCAACCTTTTGCTGTGTCTCACCAACGGTATCAACATCAATAAGCTGAAATGAATTACCGTCTATTCTATCTTTGGGATCACGCCATTCAATCCCCAAGAAATCAAATATGGACTTCTCATCTACAAACGTTTGTTGGATTCTATCGCCTTTTTTATTATTCACCATATGATAAAGCCCGTGTTCATTCATAGTATATCCAAGATCTAGAGCACGTTTTCGCATAATAGTGTTGAATATTTTACTACCTGTAAAATACAATACTGCAAAAGGAAATTCTTCTTTTGTAGTAAACATAAAATCAATACGTCTTGCTGTGGCTGACGGTGTTAGTTTGGAAATACCCAATGTTTTGATTTTTCCTCTAGAAAGCACTTCAATAAGAATATTCTGTTGAATGAGCAAATCAATGAATTTCTTGTATACATCAGCATTTCCACTCATAATAATGTCAATATCTCCAGATGTCTTTGCTTTTCGCCTCCAACTACCAACAATTTGCATTTTACTATCTTTCATTGCAACATTTGCAAACAACTTGCGAAGTTTGGTATAATAATTATCTATTTCTTTTCGTGGGATTCTTTCCAAAATATCTTCGTAATATTGAAGTCCTTTTTTCTGAACATTGTTCAAAAGTTCTTCTTGTCGTTCACGCAACTCTTCAATTGTTTTTACATCATGATTATTCACAAGTTTTGCAGCTATTTTGGGACCAATACCATACACATTTGTAAAAATGTATTTGGGATCATTTTCAGCGTCTTTTAATTTTTGAACTTTACCTGTTTCCAAATACTCGGTTAAAACCTTATAGACAGTTTTTCCTTGTTTGAAAGGTCCTTTACCAAGAATATCTTCGTTTGTTTTTATTGGAGTATTAATAATCATAATTGTTTCCTTTGCTTT